GTGTTTGGTCTTGAAGTTGTTCATCGCGCTGGGCAACTGCATAGCCTTGGCCTGCAGTGGTCCCAGAATTTCTGGGCGCACAGAGATACCCCAGTTGGGGTTGGCCTTCATCAGCGAATCTTCGCTAGTCCAGTCGTCCCCGTCATCAAGACCGTAGACGATGCCGAACTGACTGTCGTCGTCGAACACGCCGTCGAGCAGCCTGGTCACAAAGGTTCGCACCTCGTAGCAAATGCCAGAGCGGTTGCTGCCTGCAGTGGTGATCACCCAAAGAAGTGAGTTGTCACGCTTACCGGTTCCGGTCTCCACCACGTCGTAGACGGTGCGGGTTTTGTGGGCATGCAACTCATCAATACAGCCAAAGTGAATGTTCAAGCCATCTAGCGTCGACCCTTCAGCCGAGAGTGCTTCAAACTTTGAGCCGGTCTGCAGCACGTTCATGTTGTGCGCACCGACATTCACAGAAAACCGGGTACGAAAACCTTGTGACCTGCGAGCCATGGTCTGCGCATCACCAAATACGATTCGAGCCTGGTCACGGGTGGTGGCCAGGGAATAGACCTCAGCCCCGCCTTCGCCGTCAGCAGCCAGCATGTACAGCGCAAGCGCAGAAGACAAGGTCGACTTGGCGTTGCCGCGTGGCACTTCAATGTACGAGCGCCGAAAGCGGCGGTTGCCGTCGGGCTTGACCCAGCCAAAGACAGTGGTCAGGATGAACACCTGCCAGGGTTCCAACTTGATCGTCTCGCCTGCCAGCGGCCCTTTGACGTGGGGCAGCCGCTCAATGAACGCGCACAGGTTATCGGCGGGCCGGAACTCCCGTCCGTCCTTGTCGGTGAGCTTCGGGTTGAACTGGTAAGGACTTGCCTTGCCTTTGAACTTTGCCAGATCGTTCAACTGTCGTTGGCATGCCCGCTGGACCCATTTGCAAGTCAGGATGTCACCGGCAACGACTGCCTGTGCATACTTGCGGGCAACATCAACGTAATTCTCGGTCGCCAAAGTTCAGCCTCAGCCTGCAATGTCCGCCCAAGGATCGAGATCAATCTCTGCCTCTGTGGGTTGTGTGATCCGCGAACGTGAAGCAGGCGTAAATCCCATCTCCACCGCTGCCTTGGTCATGATCTGGGCCTGCTTGTTCGCAATGGCCAGGTACGGCGACTGCATTGGCACTCCGGTGTTCGGCGCTTTGATCAATAGGCCAGTTTTGGTAATGCCGATTTGAGCCTTGCGGTACAAATCCGCAGCGCAGGACCAGACTTCCAGCACCGACATATCGAGTTTGCGCAGCAAATGTTCAGGCGCGCTCTCAATGGCATAACGCCAGGCCTGCTTGGCACCATCTGACATGTACTCGGGCGGCGCAACCAGATCCCCTTGAGGCTGTGGCTCATGCGGGTTGGTCCTGCACTTTTGCAGGGTTCCCCTGAGCTTTTTGATCTCCGTGGGGAGCGGCTTTCTTCCGGCCATTAATCTTCCGTTCTGGGGGACCCCCCCCTTGGTTTCAATTTGCACGCGCAAAAATCTTGGCAGGCGCACGCATCTTTGGCCGCCGTCTGTAGAGATTCAGACCCCCTAGGGGGGGGGCAGCTGCGCCGTGCGGTCTCTCGCGCCGTCTTTCGGTTGTGACACGAGACGCAAAGACCTTGCAGGTTCACCCAATCAAAGCGCTCTCCGCCGTCCTTGAGCGGCCTGATGTGGTCAGCAACCTTGGCAGCCACCACCAGTCCAGTCGCCTTGCAAGCCACACACAACGGGTGTTCTCGCAAGAAGGCGGCACGCACCTCACGCCAGCGCACTGACTGGTAGAAGCCCACCTCGGCATCAAAGCCACGCCTGGCTCGCCCGTAGTCCCGGTGCACTTGGGTACGGTGTTGATCGCAGTAGCCCGGTTTGTCCAGCACCAACGCACAGGCGGGATGTCGGCAGGGTGTTGGAGCATTGCGGGGCATGGCGGCTTGTTATTGGCTTATTGCCAACTCTTTCAAAAAACTAATCGCAAATGATGCATATAAAGCTTGGCTTCACTGGGAATCAGAGCGTTCATAGGGACGTCATCAACAACCCAAGGAGCCAAGTGATGGACACCCAAAAACTGGAGCGACTGCTCAACCAAATCGCCGCAGAACATCTGCACATCGACACGCTGGCTACCCGCAACAGCGACCGCCTGGACTTTCATGAAGTCAGCGTCTGGGGCCTCAAAGAAGCCCTGCAAGCCGCATTCAAGGCTGGCCAGCAATCCAAACAAACAACCCAACCAAACTGATACCGGAGATCAACATGAAACTCACACCCAGCCAAACCTTGCTTCTCAACGCTGCAGCCAGCCATCCTCAGCATGTGCTGACCGACTTTCCGCCCAACCTCAAAGGTGGTGCGTTGATCAAGGTGCTGACCAGCCTTGGCAATGAAGGTCTGATCCGCCCACACAGCAAAGGCGCTGCGGGTTCAACCCGCTTTGCCATCACCACCGCAGGGTTGAAGGCGATTGGCATTGAGCCGCCGGTTAAATCCAAACGCGAAGGTAGCAAGCAGTCGGTGCTCATCGATTTGATGAAGCGCCCAGAAGGTGCAACCCTTCCGCAAATGGTGGAGGCCACAGGCTGGCAAGCGCACACGGTGCGCGGATGCATGGCCGGGACTTTGAAAAAGAAACTGGGCCTGACCATCGACTCCGTCAAGGAGAGCGGTGGTGAGCGGGTCTACAGGGTCTCACCCTCCAGCTCGCTCCCCACAACATCCAAAACAGACTGACCTTGCGGCGCAAGATCCGAAAACGCAGAGCCATCCGATTCACGGGTGGCTTTCTGTCCTGTGAAGTCCTCCCAGCGCTTGACGATCACGTCCACATACTTGGGATCCATCTCGATGAGTCGTGCCTGTCGATTGGTTTTTTCGCAGGCAATAAGCGTGGTGCCAGAGCCGCCAAACAAGTCGATCACGATGTCACGCGTCTTCGATGAGTTCTTAATGGCACGCTCTACCAACTCCACCGGTTTCATCGTCGGGTGCAGGTCGTTCACGCGAGGCTTGTTGTAATTCCAAATGTCTGACTGGTCGCGGTCGCCGCACCAGAAGTGTTTAGCCCCGTCCTTCCATCCGTAGAGGATGGGCTCGTACTGGCGCTGGTAGTCGGCGCGACCGAGCGTGAAAGTGTTCTTGGCCCAGATCACAAATGTCGACCACTTGCCACCCGCATCAAGCCAGGCCTTTTGCAGTGTGTGCAACTCGGATGAGCTCATGCAAACGTAGCAGGCACCTTTGGTGACCACCAACAAGTTGACACAGGCGTCATAAAGGAACTTGTAGAACCCGTCACCGAGCGCATCGTTCATGATGCGGCGGTCCTTGCCGCGCATCTTGTCTTTGGCGTTGTTGCCGTAGTCCACGTTGTAAGGTGGATCAGTGAACGCCATGTCGGCGAGTTGGCCGTTCATCAGACGCTCGACATCGGAGAGTACTGTGGAGTCACCACACAGCAAACGATGCTGACCCAAGACCCACACATCACCTGTTTTGGAAACAGGTTCGGCTGGCAATTCGGGGACTGCATCGTCTTCGGTCAGGCCCGTGGTGTCGCCGTCGCCATTGAGCAAACGCTCGAGTTCTTCATCACCAAAGCCCATCAACTCCAAATTGAATTCAGCCTCATCGAGTTCGGCAATCTCAAGCTTGAGCAACTCTTCGTCCCAGCCCGCGTTTGCAGCGATGCGGTTGTCGGCCAGGATGTAGGCTTTCTTTTGAATTGCAGTGAGGTGGCCCAGCTCAATCACGGGCACTTGTGTCAGTGCAAGTTTGCGCGCAGCAGCCAAGCGGCCATGCCCTGCGATCACGCCTTTTTCGCCGTCTGTCAGGATGGGATTGGTAAAACCAAACTCGGAGATGGATGCGGCAATTTGTGCCACCTGGTCTTCGCTGTGGGTGCGGGCGTTTCGCGCATACGGGATGAGCGAATCCACCGGGACCATTCGGATCTCGGGTGTCATTGGCAAGCTTTCGGGTTGGAGCGCAGCGTGCAAGTCGACCGGTAGCGGGTACTTGAAAGCGCGATAGATGTGAGAGGTGAAGACCCAAACAAAACGCCCACAAGGCGCAAACCGTGTGGGCGTAATTTGAGTGATTAGCAGAATGCTACCTCTTCGATATATACCGCGTCAATAGGTTATTTGATGATTTAACGCGAGTATCCGTAATGCACCGCCAGCACCCCTAAAGCGCCAACCAAAATACCCTTGGCCTCGTACTGATTGAGCGTGCGTCCGTTCCACCCTTCTTGGGCAGACCACTCCCTCACGCTCTGCCCCAAACCCGCCACATGCCAAACCGCGCACCCTCCGGGGCTCCCAATTCCACCCACCGCATCAAGCGCCTCGCCCAGGCGCTTCCTGGCCCAGGCACAGCGCTCAGTCATCGTGTCCTGCCAATGACCGCCAGGTATGCGATCAAGCGGTGGTGAGCCCGCTGGACTTAGCTGAGCAAAAACAAATGTGCGAGAGAAGTCCTGACCCGCATCGTGCATCTGTGCCGTGATCGCGCCGTTGCGCATCAAAAGGCCGAGCGAGTCGACAGTCCGGAAATGCTCGGTGCGAAAGCTGGTGCCTTCCTCCGCCTCACTGATCCACTCACCAACCCGACCGCCGGGCAGACTTACCAAAGTGCCATGGGTCAATGGCTGTACAACTTGCTTTTTAGCCATGGCGCACCTCCTGGCTCAAGGCGGGATCTGCACCCTGCGCCAGCGCCCAGTGCAAGAGCGAAAGAGCATCCGATTCGTTATCGTCGGTGACCGGGTGGCCCAACGCTTTCATGGCCGCAATCACCTCGGCCTTGCCCGCGTTGCCCTTGCCAGTGGCATGGCGTTTGATGGTGCCCACAGGCACACCTTGGTACGGTATCTGGTGCCGCTCACACCATGCGGTCAGCGTGGCCAGCAAGCCGCCGTAGACATGCGCAGCATCTACGCCAAGGTGACGACGCACCTCTTCAAAGTAAACGGCTCCAATGGCCGCTGAATCGGTTTGTGCGTCACTCTCTGAGCCACTCAAGGAGAGCATGTCATCGAGCCAACGTCCAAAGCGCAGATAGCGCATGCCACCGCCCTCAAAGCGCTGGGACTTGAAGCTCACGAAGCCATGCGCCACAGGACCGTTTGCCGAGCGCAGCGCCCAGCCGGTGGTCGTGCCCAGGTCAAGAGCCAGGATGACGAGGCGTGGGGTTGGTTTGTTATTCATCAGGGATTTCCTCCAAGGGTTCGTACAAGTTTTCTTGTGCGACCTGGAGGAGCACTGGCACCAAAGCCGTGTCAGGGCGGGTGCGGCTCCCTCATGTCTGTCATTTCCGATTTGTTCAATCGGATGCGGTTATCAGGGCTTGCAAAAAGTCGTCAACAGATGACGGGGCTTATTTCAATACTTCATCTTTCAAAGGTGGAGTCCGGGTCTGGTGGGGTACTTATTTCAATACTTCTTCTTTCAATTTATATACCTATGTCTCTCTCTGACCACCTCCAGGGCAGGCGTTTCGCGCGCGCGAGGATTTTTAGATGCGTATAGGTACCCCTGTATTTATTTGTATATAGAGGCACCCCCTTTGAAAGAAGGTCGTAATTGAAAGAAGTCCTCATAGACCGTTCACTGATCATTTGGGACATCATTTCCCGCCAGCTTGATCCACTGGCTGGGTCTGCCACCCGTTGGCATGGCGAACACCTCGACCAGATGGGCGTCCGTCAAAGTGCGCAGCACGCCGTCCCGCTGGCGGTGGTCCATAAACTGGGTGCGCCGGGTGAACTCGCTCTTGGACATGCCAGCAGCTTCCCCGTCACGCAGGATCTGCAAAGCGCGCTTGTGGTTGGACTCGACTTGGTTTTCTGAAACGCGCGCGCTTGCTTCTCGAATTGTCAGTTCGGCGCAGTGGCGCGAGAGCGCAATACCCCAATGCGCATCGTGGTCCTCAATCTGCGGCGTCACCGCGTCCCGCGACACAGCGCGGATCAGCGCCAGTTTGGTGGCGTTCTCCTCAATGCGCGCCAGGATCGATGAAAAACCGGTGCCTCTCGACAAGCGAAGCTTTATCAGCAACTCGTGGTCAAGCACGCGAAAAGCGTCACGCGCCTGCGCGGTCATCGGGACCACGCGCGGATCGACCAGCACTTCATCAATCGCGCCCACATCCGTGAGGTTGCCGCTCAACTGCCCGCCGCCCTGGTGGATCAGTAGCAGCCGGTCGATCAGGTCTTGCGGGGGATCGATCGTGCCAAAGAGTTCGTTGCTGTCGGGGAAATCGTCCTCGCTCTCCAGAATCAGAAAGCGCGCCAAAGAGCCGTCGGCCACATTGGAAGCTTGCAGCGCCTGCCAGAAGTGAATCGGCGTGGTGGTGCCGTAGATGCAGGCGCAGGGCTGGTGAATGGCCCGGTGCGCGTTGTTGAGTTGGTTGCTTGCGTACTCGATGCCAAAGTAAGTTGTGCCCGAGGTGGTGTACAACTCGGTCATCAGGTCCAGGATTTCACACACATAGCGCGGCGAGCGTTTGCGGTCAGCAGCAGCGGACAAAAACATGCCGAACTCATCGAGCTGAAAAAGAATGGCGGGCTGACGCTGGATGGCCGTCAAAAGACCCGAGCCCGATGCGATCTTGTTGCCGCCCAGGTATTGGAGCAACCCGGCCTTGCGAAACAACTCATTAATCACCACGCGGCTGTGGTTCTTGCCTGCGCCGCTCTCGGCGATGCCAACGACGTAGAGGTTCGAGCGCGTGTTGCTCTCGGTGCGGTACTTGCGCCCCATCAGCGCGCCGATGGCGCATAGGCTGGCTCCCAGCGCCAGCACGGGCTGTGGACGCTTGGCAGTCACGGCCATGAGCGACATCATGTCGGCAATCACGCCGCCCACTTGGTCCCAGCCCGTCGGCAGTGGTTTGGGTGGTGGCAGCACGGGTGGCGCGCCCGTAGCATCCAGCGTGATGGGGTTTTGTGTTTGCAGCGTTTGCAACATCTCCTTGGCTGGGTGATGTCCGTTCATCACAATCTCACCGTTGAGCTGCAGGTCAGCATCCGGAATCCACCCGTTGTCCAGCGCCAGCTTGTAAATGGTGCCCGCCCCAATGCGCTGAGGTGCAAAACTGGCCCAGCTTTTAGCGGTGGTCTTGGCATCGTTTTTGGTGGACGACGCAGACCAGGACTCAAAGAGAGGCCAGCCTTTCTCCGCGAGTGCCCCTTTGATGGCCATGCCAATGCGCACCCAGCTGTCGTAGTCCAACTCCTGATTGGGGATGTACTGCAGAGCGTCTTGCACTGCTTCAAACGTGCCGCGCTGCTCGGGCAGATTGGCGAACGCCACGGGTGACTTCAAACCCACGGCCAGACTTTTGGGGCGCATCGATTCGGGCACCATCTCGTAGGCCTGGCGCGCAAACTCGCGTGCCTGCGCCTCGGTGATGACTGGCAACTCCTCCATTTGAAGATCGGCCAAGGTTTGCACCGGCCACTCATAGGGTCTGCCGGTATCAGGGTGAATGCCATAGGCGATGAACTGTTGCCCCACACCGAGCACCTCGATTGGCGGGTACTTGAAACCGCTGAAAGGTTGGGCCGCGCGGTACACCAGCAGTCGCTTGGGGGCGTTGCCGATGCGAACTGCAGGTGTGTCGCCCAGCAGCCGCTTGGCCAAGCCTTCAATTTGGACTGCGATGTCTTTGGACTGCAGTACATCAATGTCGATGCCGATCACCTTGCCTGCGGCAATACCAATGCCTGCCTCTGGCCAGTCGCCCCAGATGTCGACTTCGTTTTCGGTGGTGTCGCGCTCACAGTGACGGCTCCACTTGGGGTAGTCCTGCCACGCACCCAGGCGAAACATGCCTGGCTTTTTGGTGCTGGGCTGGATCGGCAAGATGGCATAGCCGCGATCTACGAGTGTGGCCCCAAGCTGGGCCATGTAATTGTTTGGATTCATGCGTTCCTTCAAAATGGTGGATCGTCTGCATAGGCAGTGCGAAGTGAGTCTTGAAAGGCGGTCACGACCACATCAATCAAGGTTGACCACTCCACTGCGGTGAAGGTGGCCAAGTCTGTTTTGGCAAGTGACTCGACGTACTCGCCCCCTGTCTGGCAGGCCGCCGCCAGAGCATTGGTTTCATGTTGGTTTGGATCAATCATTCCCTTTAGCCTTGCTGCAATGTTTTGACAGCGCCTGGAACACAACTTCACGCTGGGCGCATCGATACGGATCAAACAAGGCGCGAACCCATACCCTCGGGCATCGCGCCTGCAAATGGCGCACATCATTTATGCGCCCGACATCAAAAGCGCGCGCCAACGATTTCTGTGTAACGCCCGCTTGGGCGCACGGCGATCTGCGAGGGGCACTTGAGCCGCTGCGATACAGCCAGAGCTTCATCAACACCACGCGGAAGTGGCAAGCCAGGTGCGCGGTTGGCCCACCAACTGGCTGCCTTTTGCCGCGCGTAGCCTTGGTGCTCAATGCACACCCACTCGCTGTGGGAACTCAGTCCACTCCAGTAATCCACCCGAAGTGACGGCGGTTTGCCCGTCTTGTCGTGCCGGGCATAACTCACCCGTGTCACCGGCACCCACTCGGGTGGACCACCAGACAGGATGTCCAAAGTGCTCGCCTTGGCGTCAATCTTGATTTGCGGCTCTGGAAACATGTGGCCGCAGTCTGGGCACTGACGTACCGCCGCATGAACGATGCTGTCGCACTCAGGGCAGGCTTTGGTGGGGGCGTCTCCATCCTCGCCCGCCTTGGGCGTCTTGGGCTTAATGGCGTCAATCGGGCCGTGACGGGCAATGTTCCCGGCAAAGTCCAGTACCAGGCAGTCGGTCTTGCCCTGTGCAAGGCGGCAACCCCGGCCCACGATTTGCACATACAAACCCGCCGACTTGGTTGGGCGTAGCATGGCAATCAGATCTACCGCAGGCGCGTTGAAACCGGTCGTCAGCACATTGGCATTGGTCAGGCATTGAATACGCCCGGCCTTGAAGTCGTTGATGATGGCCTCGCGCTGGGCGCTGGGCGTATCGCCCACAATCGTCTCGCAGGTCACCCCTCTGCTGCGTACCGCATCACGGACGTGGTACGCGTGGTCTACGCCAGCACAAAAAATCAGCCAGCTTTTGCGGTTAGTTGAGTACGAGAAGATTTCATTGACCGCGCTTTGCGTGATGGCGTCCTGGTCAATAGCCGCCTCAAGATCCTTGGGGATGAACTCACCGCCGCGCGTACCCACACCGGTGAGATCGATTTGCGTTGCCATGCGTTTGGAGATCAGTGGCGAGAGGTAGTGGTCATCAATCAACTCGCGCACCGATACCTCGTAGGCGATGTCGGTGAAGATGGCCTCATCGCCTTCATGCAGCCGTCCAGAATCCAGTCGGTATGGCGTGGCCGTAAGGCCAATCACTTTGAGCATCGGGTTCAGGCGCTTCAAGCCATCGAGAAACTTGCGGTACATCGTGTTCGATGAACGCGGGATCAGATGCGCTTCATCGATGAGCACCAGATCGCATTGCTGAACGTCGTACACGCGCTTGTGAATGGACTGGATGCCAGCAAACAGAATCTGTGCGCGGATCTCACGCTTTTTAAGGCCAGCGGAATAGATGCCAGCCGGTGCTTGCGGCCAGAGCTTTTTGAGTTCAGCAAAGTTTTGCTCAATCAGCTCACGCACATGCGTCACGATCAGGATGCGCTGATCGGGGTAGGCCTTGAGCACACCTTCGACAAAGGTGGCCATGACCAGTGACTTGCCACCAGCGGTTGGAATCACCACCAGCGGGTTGCCGCTCTCATCTTGGAAGTAGTTGTAGATGCCTTGGATGGCAGCGCTTTGGTAGGGGCGAAGGGAAAAGCTCACGACAGGGACTCCTTTTTCAATTGCGTTTAGGTTTGCGGTTGGGGATTCAGCTGGCGGCGTGCTTGTTCAAACCGGCATCGCGCCAGCGCACCCCGTTGGAAAATTCGTAGTCAACCCAGTCGTCGCCCGCGTCGACTTGCGATGCAGGAACAAGTGGCGGAAGGTAAAGGTGTTGCTCACAGCCGGTGCGCTGATCAACTTCGGTCAGCCGTTTTTGATGCCGGTCGCAATGCCAACCACCATCCACGGGTGTTGAGTGCAGGCAAGTACGACAATTGATCGCAGGTGCCACCACGCTGTTGCCGCTTGCATGGCAAACCGGTGCGTGGTCACACATGCGGCACTGATACCAACTGGGTTCCTCGCTGATGCGTGGCAGTGGAGTTTGGGCGAAGATGATTCGCCGGGCTTTTTCCAGAAGAAGTTCCGCATAGGTGACATCTGCCTCCACACGTTCGACATACAGGTCATCGGTGTCCTTGTTCACTGCCAAGTACATCGCTCGGGTAATGCCCATCAGGTGCATGTAGATTTGCATCTGGGCAAAGTGCTGCGGCTTAGACTCGCGCACCTTCTTGGCCACCAGATCGCCAAAGCTCTTGTTGGAGTGCGTCTTGAACTCCAGCACGTGCCAGGATTTGGGTGCTTCAAGCAAATTGATGGCAAGACCGTCAAGCGAGCCCCCAAAGTGGCCGCCATGGGCTTGCACACGAAACTGGCGTCCAGTCTCTGGATCGACTTCGAGCACAGTCGCACCGGTACGCCGCAGGTTCAGCACCAGGCGCGCCTCCTCCAATTGACCGGTTTCAAACAAGCGCAACAACCGTCCTGGGTGCTTGCTGCGCGTGACCCAGCGAAAGTCGTACCAAAGCGCGCGCTCGCATTCCTTGCCAATGAGGGACGCGCCAAGGTGGCTGCGAAACCCGTCACTGGCATCCGCTTCATAGCCAGAAAAGATCGCCTCGCGGGTGAGGCTCGTGATGGCGGGCAGTTCAGCCATGGTGTCCCCCTTGGCTGGCGTGCAGGTCGCGCGCACGTTGCACCAGGCTCGCCCACTCCTGGTCATTGCAGTTTTCACGCGCCACTTCAATCAAGGTGTCTTTGAAGGCATCACGGTGCTTGGGCGCTGCGCGTTTATCAAAGGTCGCAAGATGCGCCGTCACCTGCGCCAGCTCCTGCTGCTTTAAGCGCAGCGCGGTTTTGGCGCGGTGGAACCAGGCAGCATCAAGCGTCTTCTTCTCCGTCTGCCGCCGGATGTCAGTAGTGGCAATCTGAATGCGGATGGAGGCAATCTCGCCTTGCAGCGCTGCCATCCGCTCCCTACAGCCCTGCGCCGAGTCCGGCAGGTGCACCGGCTCGGGCGTACCTTGATGCAATGTGAAG